ATCCATCTTTGGAGGCTTAGACGCCTCAACAAGACCTGTTGTGCCAAGCGCACTGAGTGCATATGGATTAGTTGCAGCTTGCTTAATTCCCTCTAGACCAGTTGCCTGAATTGTTGCACCAGCCGGTGAAGAAAAGAAATTACCTGCTCCTGAAGCCGCTGCGGCTGGCGCACGAGTTAAAATCTCATTGCCGCCAACCATCAAAGGTTCTTTAGCAGCTTCTGCGGCAGCATTGCCATCAAACATGCCACCTAAAGCCTTACCACCAAAATAGGACATAAGACCGGTGCCTACTGCCGTTTCAAAATCATCGCCTTGAGCCAGAGAGCCAAGACCAGAGCCGATAGCACCAGCTAAGAGCGCATTTCCACCAAACATTCCCGCGCCAGCTAACGCAGAACCTCCTAGTCCTAATAACAGTGGTAAAGCCATTATTGCACCTCTACTTCAGATAAGGACCGCATTCTCTCTACTAATCTTCTAGCACGATTTGGGACTTGCGTATACCACCGCGAGTCTACCATCTCATCTGCCGCCTTGTTCCAATCCCTCGCATCTACACCAGCTTTCATACCCTTGAATTTAGATAGGCGCGGTCTACCCATATTAAACATCATATTGCAGATGATATGTTGACATTCTTCGGGTAAACCATCGAAATCCGGGTACAGAACCTTACACTCGTCTACAGTTACAACCATATCAAGGTTAAACACCCTCTGGACTCTTTCCTGTTCGATCACCGTGCCGACAGGCTTGCCGTACTCTTCGTCATCTTTGGTAATTAAATGACCAATTCCAAAAGTTGGTAAATGGAGGTGATCCAAATAAATTTCGTATTTGCATCCTTCATCTTCTGCAATCTCTGTTCTTAACTTATCTACGTTCATCAGAATCTCCTGATAGCGCGGCGATTATGTTTTCAAGAAAATTGCCTTCGCGCTTGCTTGCTTCATATTTCGCTCTGCCTTGAGCAGCCGTGGGTATACCACCGGGCAAGCTGTCAGCCTCAATCATCTTCATTTTTTCTTGAGGCAAAATCCTAGCTATACCACCAAGTCCGGGGATTAACTCTGCAATGCTTCTTTGTGAGCTTTTAGGTAACGGCACTTTGACCACATCACCAAGAAACGTAGTAGGTGAACTACCAAGTGACGCAAGGCCATATCTAACCTCACCTGTTTCAGGGTTTCCACCAACTTGCTCGCCAAGGATATTTACCTTAGCAAATGGATTGCGATACCTGTCATATGCTAAATCCATAATCTGTCTTCTGGTTTGTTCGTCTAACTGATTAGAATAATCCATAGAAGACGGATCTCTGCCAAAAAGTCTTGTAAAGAACCCTTGAGAGCCATATGGATTTTGCAAAGTGATTTGATTTTGATTAAAAAATTGTTCTTTGCTTAATATATCAGCTATGCCGCCCTCACCACCTTGTGGCCCTACAGTCGAGGCAACAGCAGCCCCAGCATCCACAGGCGCGGGAGCAAGTTCAGGTTCTATAAAATCACCTCTTCTGCCTGTCTCTCTCATTACTTTGTTAAACCCTTGACTTTTTCTACAGTTCTTAAACCGCCAAGACCGAGCATACCAAGAAGAACAGTCATAAGGCTATCCATATCAAACGTGGGCAAATCTGGCGCTTCCATACCAGCATAGGCAAAACCAAACATAGTTACTGGCGCTAGAACAAAGTGCCATATCATGGCAGTAGCCAGACCCCAGCCAAGGAAAGGACGCCAACCGGCAACAAATACGGATCTATGTTGAGCTTCCGCCTTGTTGATTTCTATCTGACCCATGTTCGCTTCGTGAGCGTGTTTCTCCGCCATAGTCG